GGTACCCCATCCTGTAAGGACTTGCAGTGATCCCATCCATACCTACCCCACCAGTCTGGCTAACTTGACGGCTTTGCCAGATGTCAACAGCTACGATCATCGCAGCCTCTCGTATGGCAGGGGTCGCAGTGTAAGCCTGTGCTTTATGCTCTGGGCCAAGGGCTCGGCCGTATGGTTTGATAAAGTGAAATGGATCATCGCTAGCTGTTTTTGCGTATTGAATAATGCTGTAGCCGTTAGGGTATGAACTAAATGCGTATGTACTCCAAAATGCTGTGCCAATAGATGCTGGCACTGTAGTACCTGGGAATGATCCTGTTAATGTGTATGTGCCATTATATGTTGCACCACAATTACTTACTACTATTGATTGACCAGTTACAAAAATGCCTGGATTTGCTAATACTAAAGTTGCAACGTTATTGCTAATTGATGAGCCGACTACTGGGGCATCGTTATGCCATAGATATGCAGATATTAAATCTTCTGCGGACTGGCAGCACTCTTCTACAGTTGCATCGGTATACAAAGTACCAATACCTAAATTACTGCGTAACTCTGCCATTGTTACCATCGCAGCGGCCATAGTGTCCTTTCTTAAAAAGCTCCCCTAGGGCTAGGGCTACTAAACCCTAGAGGATTATTAAAGTGTTTCTGTATTACGCTGTCATGTTGTAGCGTTGTAGGCCACCAGACACAAGTGTCTTAGTTGCCAAGTATCCGTACAGCATCAATTCGATTTCGCCTGATGTTGGGATATTAGTTGAAAGTCTTAGTACTGGACTTTCGTAAATTGCAATTGCTGATGGCACGATGATAAATGCTGAATCATCAATAGTTGTAGATACCATGTTGGCATCAACATATAGATCTAATCCAAGTACGTTTCCACGTAGTGATGTTGGTGCAGATGTACCGCCAGCATTCATTGGATTCTGTGAAGTAAAGATTGGTCGGTCTGTTGAATCCTTAGCACCGATCAATAATGACCACTGTGAAGTACCAGCAATATATGCAGTTGCTAGATCACCTGTTGCTGCGTATGCAGCTGGGCCAGCTTGTGCGATAAATGCCTGAATACCTAGGTAGGTAGTAGCTTGTGATGTTGCAAGTGTGCCACCAGATGTAATTTCAGAAATTACTGCTGAATCTGTTGCCTTGTTGTAGGCACGTGTCATGTTGTCAAGCATCGCCTGGAAGAATGCAGGATTATCAGATGAACGCTCTAATAATTCTACTGAGTAGCGTTGTAGGCCAGCATACTTCTTAACAGTTGCATCTACGTATGAAGATACAATACCTGTCTCAGATGGACCAGCACCTTCAGCTGTTAATGCCACTGTACCTGAAGTTGTAATCTTAGGATGTGAGATAGTCATTCCAGAAGTAGGAATTACTTTAGCTCCACCACATGCTTCAATTGTTGGACGTGTTCCAATAAGAGTATCAATTACAGTTGTTGCATAAGATACTGGTGAGAATGCTGGGTTAGTTGTAAATGAATCATCGGCAGCAGTTACTTTAAGTGCCTTTGCATCTTCGCCTCTTACCCATAGACCAGCTTCGTGATCTCCTAATTGTGCCTTTACTGCATATTGCAGGTATTTGGCTTGTGAATTGATTGGCGAACGTGGCTCAGCATAGATAGCAGCACTAATTGTTGGACGTGCGGCTTCTACTGGAGCAACCTCTGCCGGTGTAACAGTTGGCTCTGGAGTTGTATCCAAGATAGCCTCACTTTCCGTAGTAGTTGGTGTTGCATCTGTTTCGCTTTCGCTAGCAGCAACTTTAGTTACATTTGCCTCGGCAAACGCCGGTGTTTCAACTAAGCTAACTTCTTTAAGAGTTGCCTTAGTTACGTATAAATAATCTTTAGTTTGTTTTGATGCAGTTACTTCCACGCCTACAGATAGGCCATCAATTAACTGCTCGCTTGCAAGTGTTAATGCGTCTTGACCTTGCATAGATGCACTGATCTTAAATGATGCGTAAATACCATCTTCTGCTTTTTGAAACTTTTGCATACGTCCTATTGGCTTATCTGCTTTATGTTGCATAAGCATTTTAATCTTGCCAGGGTCGCCAATATCTATAGAATCCTTAGCAAAGACAACAGCACCAGCAGAAGTGTTGCCTACTCTTTCATACGGAACAATTTTGCCAGCAATTACTCTGCGCTCAGTATCTGAACTTTCTATTGCACTACTGAATGTAAGTAGCATCTTCACTCTCATTTCCGTTAGGGGTCATATCTTCCATCTCTTTAGCTTGTTCAATATCTATAAGTCCTAAAGCCAGCATTTTCTCTAGGGTTTCTAATCTTGTTTTGTCATCTGATCGTAAGAATGTTTCGCTTATGTTAAAGCGCACAGTATGGCCAGCAGCTGTTATATCGTTCATGCTTAGACGATCCTCAATAGCACAGATATAAGGCTGTAGTGAATAGGCTACAAATTCTTTGCGACCATCAATTATATTCTGATAAGTCATGCTGTTATTCATATCTGCACTTATATAATATGCAGGTACATTCATAGCACGTGCCACCTGTGTTGCTGCGTATTGCTGTGCATCGTTGTACATCATATCTTTAGGACTAAAACCTACAGTTTCATAAGATAATGTGCTAGTTAGGTATGCAGTAGATCTGGATTGACGTGCTGCTTTCCAAGCTGCTAATAATCCTTGTACTTGTGATTCTGGCATATCTGCCCCAGTGTTTTTTAAGAATCCTGTTGCCATCGGTGTCTGTGCTGCTACAGCTGCAGCTTTTTCCAAATCTAATGCACTTTGTATTGTGCGTGCGCCAGTTTGTAATACACCTTGTGTTAATCCTTGGAATGTGATTAAAGATCCTGGGCCATCCATTGGTACTTTTTCACCATCTAATGTGTAATACAATACTTGAGTGCCTTTAGCATTTAATTGTGCATTTACTCTTAGATTACTTATCCATTCAAAACGTGATGGCCGTAAATCGTCTGCATACACTTCCGTAACAAGCCAATAAGCGCATCCATAGAAAATTAGTGAATCAATGGTTGCGCTTATCGTAACGGATCTAGGTTGACGGATGTCTGGCTGCTCTAACCATACTGGAGATTTTAATTCTTGGCCAGTAGATTTTTTGTAAAGTTCTAAAGGTAAATAACTAATTACACCAGCAATTAAATTGCGGCATCTTGCAACAGCTGGTACTTGCATGGCTAGTGATCGGTCTAATGGCCCATAACCAAAAGTGTTTCCAACGCCACCATACGCATAGCCATCATTCATAACGGCAGGGGCGTATTGCGCTTGGACAGTTTTATTATTAGTTATACCCAAAGCAGACAATAGACCCATATGTATACTTTATAGCATAAATGGTACTAATAGTGCAAATTAGACAAAGATTTGCGCAGTTTGTTGTGGGCGTGTCAACTGGCTTACAACCATAGCCAAAGATATTGCAGCTGTAACATCTCCGGCAGATTTTCTACGTATTATGCGCCAGCCTGCATCGCTAGTCTTAGCAGCACAGTTATTTAGGTGCTGTACTAAATCTGCTTGACCACTATGCACCATCCTGCTATTAGCCATAGCATCAGATAAATCCGAGCATGCTTGGTAGAAGGCTTGACCTGATACATCTTGCATACGCCATCCGCTTTGCTCTAATCGTGTTGCTATTGACTGCGTGGCGTACTTGTCAAAGCAGATTATATGTGGATGGTATTTACGTGCCCATTCATTTACATCGCTAGCCATCTTAACTTCATCTATTGCAATATCACTATGCCACAGCTGTGCAAGTCCTACGGCTATCTTGCCGTCTTTCATCTGGCCCATAATTAACGCACCTGATCTGCGTGTAGGTGCAATATCAAAGGCCATTATAGTCATTGGCCCGACAGGGATCTCTAACGTATTGTCGCTGCATGCTTCTATACTTCCATAGACCCAGGGGCTAACTGTAGAATCTACCCACATACAAAGCATCTCACATTTTGTAGCTTCTACGCTGTTTGTGTTTACTGATTCTTCTAATGTTTGCTCTGTAATTAAATGACCTAGTGCAGGATTAGCCATAGCCCACGCTTTGCGGTCATGTATCTTAGAATGTTGCGGCGCACTGTATTCATAGAATCCTAAATTATTTGGCGGATAGGATAAGCATCTTTCTCGTAAATCATTTAGCACTGTACTAAATCCATCACCTGCGTTACTTGTCATAAGTGTCATAGCGTTGGGCCTTGCACGAGTGACTGGCAGTGCAGCTGTAAACGCTTCTGTAGTCCATTCACGTAACTCGTCTATGTATAGAAAGTCTGCAGTCTTACCACGTGGTGCATCTCGTGTTGCAGCTGCTATCTCATAACGTGCGCCATTAAGTAATGTAATAGATTCTTGACCATTAGCCAGGCGTATCTGTCTTACTTGTTTTTTTAGAAACTCATTGTCTTCTATCGTGTATGCGACTTGTCTAAATGTATCTAATGCCATATTCCGGTTAGAGGACATGCCTAGCACGTTTTTAGATTGCCATAAGAATAAATGTGAAAGTATAAGCATGCGAGCCAAGTGCGTTTTGCCATTTTGCCGGGCTACTAATATGAGAGCTGTCTTTTTGCGCCAATTATCTGCATCATCTACAGCTAGTAAATCATCTAAGACCCAGCGTTGCCAGGGTATAAGCGGCATGCCAATTTTTACAGCTAGATCTGCTACCTCTTGTGATTTAGATAAACCTTTTAATAAAGGCGTGTGAATTCTAGGCTCAGTGCTGCCAATTAGCCCGACCCCTCGTGGCGTCTGTTTTACTTCCGTATCATTCTGCATCAAAGTTAAGCGTATCAGGTTTAATAAATGGTGAGTCTGGCACTGTTCGCACCGTCTCAGGGAGAGAACGTTGTGAAAAGACAGGGGGGGTCGCCTTGTGGCTAAAAAAACGACCACCTTTAGAGCTGTTACATGACTTGCATAATACTTGTAAGTTATCGCTCGCCCACATGTCGCCACCTTTTACACGTGGAATGATGTGATCTACTGTGTCACCTGGCTTACCACACTGCACACACTGCCAGCCATCTCGGTCTAGTATTGTAATGCGCAGCTTCTTCCACTTACCTGTGCTTATTGCTTTACGACTCAATGCCATCCCTTTATCTTGTAATGCTGTAATGCTTTACACATAGATCCATATCTATTTAGATTGTATTTGATACCCCAGTCTATCTGTTTCGTACCATCTACCTTTGCTAGATACTTAGACCTACCTTGTGGTATGCCATAGTGTGAGCCATTACGTGCTAATGGGTTTAGTTTAGACTCTGCCATATACAGCTCCACTAAACAGTGTGTCTCATCTATATCATTTAATGTTATTAGTATGTATTGCTTATAATGTGTAGGTTTGTAATTAGTTACAGCTGCAACGGAATAATCTTTTACAAAGATAAAGTTAAATGCAATTAACAATGAGAGTAGCCAAACTCTGCACCTTCCGAGCCCTGCCCTTGGCGGCTCAGCTTTGTGATTTAAGATCACATGCTTGTTTAGGGTAGCATGCGTTGTCAAATCAATTAACATAACCGCAGGTCAGACGGCAAGTCATAATGCGTAAATCATCCGTCTCTAACCAAGTTTCTGCATAGCCAGCATCCATTACTTAGCCCCTATCAATGCACAAGTGTGGCAACCAGTACCTATGAATTGCCAGCCACCACACTGCTTGCACCTATCTAAGTTACTGTCGGGTATATGCAAAGCCTCAGCTATATTCTTAACGCCAACACAGCCACACTCCATACACTGATATGCCTTAAATCCTTCGGGCGTATCTAACTGCTCAAGCCATAGAAACTCGGTCTTACGATCACAGCCATTACACTTAAACTTTGTGTACATGTGATAAAATCCCCTTTCTTATTGCCTGCAGTGGCACTGAGAACAAACCAAATACTGACCATCATGTAATAATCTGTCGTCATTACAAGATACGCATCTATCTGCACTAAGGTTTAGGCTTTCTTTATCATTTTCCATGCGTAATGTAAAGCCTGAACCGTTTAATACTTCAATATATCCCATCATTCACCCCCTTTACCTGACTCTGAATCATCGGGCCAAAACCATGTGCCAGCAGCTGTAAGTTTTGCCCACTTAGCATCACACTGATCGCCCTTAGGTGCGCTGCATACATAACCTGCAAACGGCCTATTTGTAGATTTGGCTATGCCTTCTTTTTTTACCATATCACCATGCCTACAAGTAAACCCAACAGTAGGAACTTCACCAATTTTGCTAACGCTGTCGCCAATAGACCAAGCAACAGGAACAGGCTCGTTACTACTATCTTTAAGTTGTGTGTCCACAATATGTAACGCATATTCCATCGCAGCCGACTTAGATCCTGGTCTGCCATATTTAGGTGTAAATTGTTTTTCATTTACAGACGCCATCTCTTCTCGGCTTGGACGCTTGCCTTTAGCTGAGAGACCCGCATTTGAAATCGCTCTACCAATTGCGCTTGTTTCGCAGTTAGGTAAAGCAAAATTCGCATTAACGCCACGATCACTAACAGTCTCACTCGCAATTCCAGTAGCGTACG